GTAAAAAAAGTAAGGATTTATAATCAAAACTTTCTAGTTGACTAAGAATATTCTGCTCATCTTCCTGAAATTCTTCAGATGTAACAATTCTTATTGTTGTATCATACCCATTATCATAGGGTTCAGCTTCATATGGACAGTGGAGTACTGGAAATGTGAGATTGGGAACATTCTGATGTTGAGAGAATATTATTTCTTCGCTCGAAATTTTCTCAAACTCAGAATCAGCATATTCTGGAGAAAAACCAATATGAAATCCATTAGAATGAATTTCGATTGACTTACCCCAATTCAAAAGTGACCTGAAGCCTGTTCCTTTATTCCCGATAAAATCATCATTTTTGTTTGAGGCAGATCCATGACAAAGTCGTTCAATAGTCTCTTCTGTAAACATCGTCCCATTATTGGATACCGTAAAAATATTGTTTTTGTACTCAAGTAATACATCTACAGTTTCCAAGTCCGAATTTACTGCCGCATCGTCAACATTCTGAAGCAATTCAAGAAGTTCACGGCCGTGATAATCTGCTTTTCTCTGTTCATCTTCTTTATAATCAGATTCAAGTCTAAACTTTTCAGTCCGATATTCTCTAATATATCGATTTCTTATATCCGTAGCTAGACTCATTCATTTCACCTCTTCATGCCTTGTATGTATATGACACATTTTAACACAAATCACCACTTAAACTGTTCATTTACGTTAATAGCACTCCCACCATCAAGCAAGAGTGCCTCTATCCCTATCTTCCCATTCTCTCCCCTTCCACCTCAGTCCCATCCTTGAACCGCACCATGACCTTTTCTCTACCCACCTCAATACCTTCAACCAGACTGATGAATAGGTCATCATCGAACTGCTCGACCACGCCAACCTGCTCCAGTTCTTTCAGGAACATCTCGATTTGTTGCCCTCGTGCCTGACGCTCGGTGATTTGCTCCTTGATTTCTTCCAATCGACCATTCGCTTTGTCGAACCGTTCCACCAAACTGTTATACCGTTTTTCGTATTCGGTTTGGTCTTGAGCTACTCGGGCATTCTCGTTGATGCAGTCTTCAATTAAACCAGCTACCTCGTTCAGCTCATCTTCCAATTTACCTTGCTCGGTCTCAAGGTCAGCCGTTCCAAACAGAACTTCCTTCATTTCTTCGTAATTTCGGATGACTTCGTCCTTCATATCTACTATCTGATTGGTTGCCTTGACAAAGATTTCCTTGATTTCATCCTCGGTCAGATGTGGCGTTTCGCATTTCTCGTCATTGCCGTATTTGTGGTTGCACCGCCAGACGGTTCTACGATACTTGCTTGTGCTGTGCCAGACCTTGGAGCCGTAAAAGCTACCGCAGTCACCACAGATAATCTTGCTTGAAAAGATACTAGTCGACCGCCTACGGTTATTCTCCTTGGTGCGTAAAGCCATCTGTTTTTGCACCATGTCAAATACCTCAGGTTGGATAATGGCTTCATGGTTGCCCTTGACGTAGTATTGGGGAATTTCACCCTCGTTGGCTTTCTTCTCCTTCGTCAAGAAATCAACAGTATAGGACTTCTGCAGTAAGGCGTCCCCCTTCGGCATCCATCATATGGGCTAACTTAGTTCGGCTCATGCCCGTTTTAATTTCGTAGGCATTGATGATGGATTCCTTCACCTCATCGAGCATCGCAATTGCGCGTTCTAAGTTGACTTTCTCACCAAATGCCTGTGTGGCAGGATTGTGAACCATCATCATTGCTACCGGACTCATAATTACTTTATCTCCTGCCATCGCAATCACTGAGGCAGCTGATGCAGCTAGACCATCAATCTTAATTGTCACGTCCCCTGAGTATTCTTTGAGCATATTATAAATCTGAGCGGCTGCCACACAATCACCACCGGGACTATTAATCCAGACCGTAATGTTGCCGTCTCCACTCATCAACTCATCTTTGAATAGCTGTGGCGTGACGTCATCATCAAACCAGCTAACTTCAGCGATTTGTCCGTTGAGGTAAAGGGTTCGGTCGGAGATTTGGCTTTGCTCTTGGTTCTCCTGTACTTCGGGTGTCGTCAGATTTTTCGGTGTCTGATTCACCCATTTCCAAAACTTCTTCATCTTGGTTTTCTTCCTCCTGTCCTTTGGTATTTTTCGCAAATGCCCCAGCACTCTTGAGTGGGAGCATATTGCCATTCACGAGATACAAATCGCCACCTTCATCCTCTGGAATGCGATCAAGGTTTTCGAGTTCTCGAATATCGTTAGCTGACATCCAACCGTTCTGACGACCTGTCGCATAGCCATTCATTCGAGATTGGTAATCACCTCGAAGAAGTCCGTCCACATTGAACTTGATGAAGTAGTCCTTCTTCTCGTCAATGCTTAGGAGTGCTTTCGTCATCGCTTGTTCCCACCGCATCACCCAAGGGTCGAGGGTGTACTTCACGAATTCTAGTGACTGTTGCTCGATATTTGAAAAGCTCGACTTCTCAAGGTCTCCAACCATGTGGGGTGGCACTCTGAAAATTCGAGCTATCTCGTTAATTTGAAATTTTCTTGTTTCCAAGAACTGTGCCTGTTCAGGCGATATGGAAATCGGGCTGTACTTCATTCCTTCTTCAAGGACAGCAACCTTACTGGCATTGGACGAACCACCAAAAGTCGCATTCCAACTTTCTCTGATTCGTACTGGGTCTTTCAACGTTCCCGGATGTTCAAGCACTCCCCCTGGATTTGCCCCATTCGCAAAGAACTTGGCTCCATATTCCTCGCAAGCAATCGCCATACCAATCGCATTTTTAGCCATTGCAATAGGTGAATAGCCCACTAGCCCATCAAAGCCAAGCCCTGGAATATGCAAAACTTCTGACTTAGAAAGGCGTACTTGTGGTCCAGAATCAACCGTGTAGAGGTAATAAATCTCCTTGTTTTCATCACGATTCACGCCCATTCTGTCGGGCATTAATGGGTAAAGTCCTACGACCTCCCCTTTACCATTGCGGATAATTTGAGCATAGGCATTACCCCATAGCAACAAATGAGTCATCAGCGTTTCTCGAAACACGAATGAGGTCATTTCGCTATTGGGTTCATCATGAAGCAAAAAGTAAAGCGGGTGGTCGACTGCCTTTTCTTTGCCACCACCTTCACGATATTTGTAAAAGTGCAAAGGCAGACCTGCGACCGCCTCAGCTAGGATGCGGACACAGGAATAGACTGCAGTCATCTGCATAGAGCTTTGTTCAGTTACTACCTTCCCTGCAGTTGTCCCACCAAACATAAATCGGTATGGGGAGCTGATGGTTTGGTTCATTGGTTTGTCTCTTGATTTAAAGAGTCGGTTAAATATTCCCATTTAGATTTTCTCCTCACAAAATAAGCAAGCCTCTATCATCGTAGACACTTGCTGCATTATTATTCCCACAACGGATAGCACGGTCGAGTGCCATGATGGTTGCAATTGCCCCATCAATCTTCTCCGTTGATTTTTCCTTGTCAGCTTTTATGTTACCAGCAGGATCTGTTCGAATGAAGATGTTGTCCATATTCCAACGTAAGACTGGATGAGCTCCATGAGCGATTTTCTGCTCAAGCGTCAGTTTCATTAACTCTTTGGTCGGAGGACTCATATCCTTGAACCCTTGCCCGAAAGGCACAACGGTAAAGCCCATACCTTCAAGGTTCTGCACCATCTGCACAGCACCCCAACGGTCAAAGGCAATTTCTCGGATGTTGTATTTCTGACCAAGCTCCTCGATGAAAGTTTCAATGAATCCATAGTGGACGACATTACCCTCGGTGGTTTTGAGCCACCCTTGCTTTTCCCATAAGTCATAGGGGACGTGGTCACGTTTCACACGAAGGTCAAGTGTATCCTCTGGTATCCAGAAATAGGGCAAGACGACAAACTTGTCATCCTCGTCCTCTGGAGGAAACACCAAAACAAAGGATGTGATATCAGTCGTGCTTGAGAGGTCAAGTCCGCCATAACACACTCGTCCTTCAAGTGACTGTTCATTAACCTTAACCCACAAGCATCCCATTTATCCATAGGCATCCACCGAATGGCTTGTTTCACCCATTGGTTCAATCGAAGTTGTCTGAATGAATTTTCCTCCGCAGGGTTCTGCTTGGCTGATTCACAAGCTG